ACTGCCTCGTCTGGGTCATAACTATATGAACATATCTATTGACAAACCATCTGTCTTCTCATATAATAATCAATGTTACGCGGTCGTGGCGGAACTGGCAGACGCGCTAGATTCAGGTTCTAGTGCTCGCAAGGGCATGGAGGTTCAAGTCCTCTCGACCGCACCATTTTTTATTTAGTAATAGCAAGCTACTGAGGGATTTACAAATTAATTTGTAATCTCTCTTTTTTCTTTTTCTCTATCTTTTACTAATGGTTTACTAATGGACTCATTTTTCTTTGGTTTACTAACCTTTTTCTTTGGTTTACTAATATCAAATAAGTTGTTGATCTTAAGAGCTGCATTTTGTTTCATCTCCATATCAACATGGGAATAGATATTTGCCGTTGTACTCATATCAGCATGGCCTAACCATATCTGAACCTCTTTCATACTCAAACCTTGTTTTAGCAGGTAACTAGCAGTTGAATGTCTGAGATCGTGAAATCTGATATGAGATAATTTGTTATCTCCAAGAATTTCTTTAAACTTGTGATTAATGAAAGTGATGTCTAATGGTTTACCATTATCCCAACAACAAACATAATTTTCATCTATATACTCTTCACCAAATTCCTGTTTGTTTTGAAACTGCTTCTTTCTTATGTCTTGAAGATATTTCTTGATCTTCGGCATTAATGGCAATGTCCTCATACTAGATTCATTTTTAGGTTTTTTCTTCGCCTCTTTTGAGAATCTTGTTCTTGTCTTACTTATTGTCAAAGTATTATCTTTGAAATTAATTGCATCCCATTTTAATCCTAGTATTTCACCCCTTCTTAATCCATAGTGACCTGTAACAATCACAGCCGATTCTATAGGAGTATTCTTAACGATCTCAAAAAGTTTCTCCATTTGTTCAGCGGTATAGAATTTACCTGTGAACTTGGTCTTTTTCGGTAAAACGGTGTTGTTAGCCGGATTCATCGATATTAGATTCATTCTTACAGCATAATCCAATGCAGTTTTAATATTGGCATGATGCTTAATAACTGTATTTGCGGATAATCCACCTTTTCCATCAGCCCTACCTTCTTTAAGTTTATACTCATAATACTTTTGAATATGAATGGTTTGTAACTTCTGTAATTGAAGGTTCCCATTTTCAGCGAAATAAGGTATCACATGCTTTTCCAAAACCAAAGTATAACTTTCCCACGTTGTGCTTTCAACTTGCTTGCTGATGACATTTTTTAACCAATCTTTGAGAAAGTCGGTAAATGTCAACTTATCAACATTCACAAATTGATTATTGTTGACTTTGTTCACTATTTCAGTGAGCTTTTTTTCTGCATCTGGTTTCTTTTCGCACCCTGTACTAATCCATTTTTGCTTCTTTTTACCGTTTTCATCAGTCACATAAACAATGGCATACCAAATCTTACCCTGTTTTTGCAAGCTACCTCTCACTCGTTGTTAACCCTCCGTTTCAATGATAATCCTTCCTTTCTTGACATAGATTTTTTTATTATCATCAACCTCAAAAACAACATAATCCCCTTTTTTCAGGTTCAACAAATCTCTTACCTCTTGTGGGATTACAATTTGTGCTTTTGAAGTTAACTTCGCTAAGTATTGATCCAAGATATCCAACTCCTACCGTAAGATTGTCCTACTATCTTACAATGATAACATTAGGCAATCTTTCTTTCAACATAATCAATAATGCTCTTTTTGGGTATTTTAATAACTCTACCAATCATAAAGGATTTTATTTCTCCAGATTTAACAAGAGTATATGCTTTATCTCGACCAACATTTAGCATTTCCTTGAGTTCTTTAATAGCAACTACATCTTTATAAGTATTAAACATCTATAAAAAACCTCTTTCAGTTAAATTATTTTTACATAAAAATAACCCTGCCGAATTAACGACAGGGCACACCTATATATCTTTCTCTATTCAGTCTTTATTTTAATTGTCGCATCATGAGCACCATTAGCAGTAAGACTTATGATGATTGCAGATATTAGATATAAGACAATATCAAACGCTTGGAAATTACCACTCTGAAGATTAACCAATATTTGCAAAACAAAAGCTATTGTAATGCTTATCAACCTTGTAGGAACATCTTTAATTTTAGGTAGCTCCTTTATGACCTGCACGATTACAAAAACAATTGAGACAAACATTCCGTAATTTGCCAACATTGACCATGTTATAAATTGATTAAGATCCATATAAATATCCCCTTTGAGTTATTGAACTTTCGCCTGGACTAATAAAGGTTGAACTAACTTCCATATTGTGATTAAAAAAGTCATACCTGCTATTATGTAACCTGCCCACCATCTATGTTTAATAACTTCATCTTTTTTGTACTCATTAAACTCACTTTTTTTAACATAGTTTTCAAGTAAATCAAACTGATTTGAGTTTACAATTTTCATCAATTCTTTAACGTCACCTTTAATTTCAGCAATATCATCCTTTACACCTTGTATTTCAGGCTCACTCATATATTCAAACACCTCTTTTGTTGCGCCTCCCTTTAATGGTATAATAACTTTGCTAAACCCTTTCGAGGGAAAAGCGAAACAGGGGCAGTGGAGGGCTATTCTACTGTTCCTGTTTTTATTTATTTTGAAAGCTTTCCAACATACTTTAAATATGCAACCATAGAATCATCAAAATCGTTGCCCGATATCACTTCTCTAATTCTAGGATCTACTTTCGATCCCCCAACCTGATATATATTTTCTACTAAATCAAACAAATCATTAGTAAATTGTTTAGGATAATAAGCAACAGGACATTGTAAATGAATTGCAAGACACTCAGCAGTACCTTTGTCCTCTGGATATTGATATATAACTAAATTTTTCACTTTCTTAACCTCTTCTTTGATTGGAATATTACTTTTCACAGCACTCTCAAATTCGTCATAGCTCCACTTACCTTTTAAAACAGGAACTTTACTATAAGTACATCCTGGGCAATCAGTATAGCAAACCTGACCATGAGGATAGACATTATCTAAAGTTAAATTATATTGCTTCATTAATTTCTTTACTAAAGCAACTAAAGCATTAAATTGTGCTTGTGGCATTGGATATTTAGTAAAATCGCCAGCTAAACCGATTCCAATTGAGTTGCGATTCCACCATTGGTATCCTTTTTGATTATATGGAGGCTTATCACTTACACAGTGAGACCCTTGATAAGTTAAGGGTCTTCCTTCTCTAATTGTTCCATCAAGTTCAATACCAAAGTCATATTCAGGATAATCATAATTATAAGGATTCCATCGTTTTAGAATTGATACATTAAGAGATAAGCCATCTCCCATATGATGAATGACTATTGCTTGGATTTTACGGTTATATTTAGTTGACATTGTTTCACCCACTTTGTGGAAAATTACATAAAAAATAACTGCACAAATGCAGCTAAATAATGTATAATATTGTTAAAAATTAGAGGGGATAATTATATTCTATTTAATCTTACCATCGAGTATATTGCTATACTGGATAATAGATTTAAGTCTTATTCAAGGGGTTATTATGACGTTGTTTACTTCAAGCGTTTATTTAACTGGAAAGAAGGTATGTGTAAAATGAGAATATTTAAAGAGGATGTTAAAGACATTGGCGTTTGGATTTCTTTCATAATATTCCTTTTATCACTAGGCTATATTGGTTCAGGAGGAGAAAGTTTAATTGCCTTACTGTATGTTGGTATTTGGATTATTTTTGCTGGCATAGGTTTATTTCAAAGTGCAAGTGAATATCTTGAAGAATATTATTGGAATAAAAGAGAATATAAAAACCGTGAACAATCAAGAGAGCAAGGGACTATTTAAATCCCTTGCTCTTTAATATTTCCTTCTTGGCCTGTGCTTTTGCTTCACTAATTGCTTTAGCTAATAAATCTGCTTTTATTTCATCAGCAGATTTATTTTTCTTTTTATCATCTTTTGCATATTTATAGTCCGAACTATTCATAGTTTTATCAAAAGATTTTAAAGTCAATTGTCCAACTCGTTTTTGATATTCAGTAGTTTCTTTGGCAGTCAAAGGAACCTTTGGATGTGTTTGAGTTTTCTCAATGTAATTGGGAACCATTGTTGGGAACTGATTTGTAAGTCCATATTCATTTAATCGTCTTAACTCAGCATCAATTTCAGGATCAATATTTTGATCTTTAGCAATAACTCCTGGACTTAAAAACTGAGAAGCAGTTCTTGTAATTGGATTTTCAATTCTCTTAACATCTTCACCAAATGGAGTTTGTTTTGGTTCTAAGGTTTTGCTTGCAAAAGGAATTCTAGATATTAAAGCATTTTTTGCCGATTCAGGATAGTTCCCTTTTACATATGTTTGTCTAACAACTGGATCAACTGCCCCGGCTATTTGATTAGACAATGTAGGAATAAATTGTGTTGCATAGCTTTGTGGTAATTGCATTAAGCCTTCAGTGACACCATTTGGATTAGCAAGAAGTGTTTTAACACCCCTTAACACAGACATATTAAATACTGTATCACCTGATGCTGAAACTGAATCATATATTCCATTTGAGATATCTTTAGCAATTTGCATAAGCTTTGATGTATCGTTTTTCTCGATAATACTGTTCATCTTGGCAACGTCTTCTGGATTAGATTTTAATGCATTGTATACTTCAACTCCGACAGACAAAGGAATACTAAATGGTTGCATCCAATCATATGAATACTTTCCAAGTATTGAAAATGGAGAATTCCCAGTGTTTACGTTATATGCTTTTAGATCTGCATCTTTTTCAGCTTTGCCTGTTAATATCCCTTTACTAGCCAAGAGATACCCTAAACCCAATATACCTGTACCTGTTAATCCTTTAGCTATTTCATCAATTGCCAATGTTGCACTTTTAGCATCTTTAATTTTAGCCAATCCATTTACTATATTAAGTGGGCTGTACTGAATACCTCGACTAATAATATTAATTGGAGTTTTTGTAAATGGTAAAGCTGCTTCAGTTAAGACTGCTCCACCCTTTCTTAGTAAACTAGCATCTTTCTTAGGATTTTTAGCTTTATTAATAAAATCAGCTATAATATTAGCATCCTTATAAGTTGCCTGTTCTGCTTCTAATTTTGCAATATCAAAAGCTTCTTGAGGAAGTTTAGAAAAATCCTTTATACCTTTTGATTGAGAATAAGATGCAAGTCTATCTACATAAGCATTTTTAAAAAATGGATTATCACCCTTTTGAAGTAGCTCATAATTGAATTTACGAGCTTTTTCAAGTATGTCCACATCTATTCCAAGCTTTTCACCAATACGACTTTTTCTAAACACTCTTTTGTTTGGCATAGTAACGCTAACATTATCTTGGTATTTATTAGCTCCACTTAACAAGTCTTTCTTGTTTGATTCAAAATATTGGTTTGCTAGATCTTTATATTCTTTATTGATAAAAATAGCTTGTGTTCTTTCCTCTTGTGGTAAAACGACTTTTTGCAATACACCCGAAACCCTTTGTGCTGACTTTCTCATACTCGCCATAATACCATTACCAACAACATTACGAATATGGGTTTTTGGATTCAGTAACATAGACATATGTCTCCATGCATTGATTTTCTCAAATGCACTTGCTGGCATTTCATTTGCTATTCTAGCTTGTATTTGCTCAAAAACAGAATCATAAGATCCTTGATTACCACGCTCTATTCCGTTTACTAAATTAAGTTCATCAGAAGTTAAATCGAAATCCTTCCATTTCTTACCGTATGTTTCCGAACCTTCCTTGTTCAACTTCTTCAACATCTTATCAAATGTCATAAAGAATGTTTCAGGATCAGCATCCCTTAATATTCTGAATGCTTGACCAAATTGACCTGATTCAGTTGCCCTATTAGCTGCATTAGACATTAATTCTCTAGCTCTTACAATATTTCCATCAAGAGTTAATTTGTCTGCTAACATTTTAACCAATGGAGCTGCTTCAGGTTTTAAATCCTTAATCAAAATATCAAGTTCAGTGATTGCAGGTTCAAGTCCCTTATCGAATATACTTTGTGCTTTAGCTAATGTTTCTTTATTTCCAATTTGTTTATAAACTAATGGGTCGGAAGAATAGCTATCACGTAACGCATCAGGACGATTGGCATCAGTTCTAATATTCTCAGATACACCACGTTCCTTCAATCCTTCTGGAATATTCGGCTCTGCTCCTACAATTTTATTGGAATTTTCTTGTGTTAGTTGATTAATTTGATTATTACTATTTGGTCTTACTGGTTCTAATACTAACGTTTCATTTGGTCTTTCAATATCTGCATTCATTGTCCTAACCCTTGGAGTTTCAACCACATTCCCTAAATCTGCTCTACCATTAACCATAGGCATCTCAATACTAGTAGTTTCCCCAAGGTTAGGAGTTCTGCTTGTTGATGTTCTAAGTGGAATAATCCCTTGTCTTCCAGGTAATTGCCCCAAATTCTCTTCAGTAATCGATGCAATAGGTAGATTCCCTGCATTGGGAATTTCTTCTCTATTAGTCCATGTTAAGGGTTTTGAATTCTTAAGAACATTTCTCTGTGTTAAAGGAGTTTCTGTTCCAGGACGCAAACTAAGAGCACCTTTAACATCTGCTTTTCTTTGTCTAACCAATTCCCTAGATAATGGTTCTCTAATTCCTACAGCATCATCAATAGATTGCTGTAAAGTTTTCAATTGGACTGGACTCATTAAGTTAGAAGTGTTTTGAAAAGTTTTATTTAATTCATTAGCTTGTGCATCTCTTAAAGTAGAAGTTTTGTATGCGTTTTGAACTTCTTCTAAAGGATTAACTTCTGGTAAGGTAATTGATTTGTTAAGTTTATTTGACCTAACAAGATCAATTCCAGGCTTAACACCTTTTCCAATTGCTTGCCCTGCTCCATGTAAAACGGCTCCACCTGCTGCCATCATAGGAACCTGTTTCTCTCGTTCAATTAATCCTTCTAATCCATCCCCTTCAACTAAGGTTTCAGCAGGTGCAATAACTCCACCATAAGTAACTCCTGCCCTAACACCAGTTCCAAGAGCAGGAGTAATTGTTTTAGGTACAATATTTAGAGTTTTTGCAACAGGAGCAGTTTTTGCCAATGCTCCTAAAGGTTTAGCTAAAACTGCATCTCCTGCAAGCCACAAAGGAAGGTCTGTAACTAGATTACTAGCAGTTTCTATTGCCTTTTGACCAAAAGTTTCTGATTCAGGGAGAGTAGATAAATCAACATCTCTCCCTGTTACTTTTTCAACTAATGGTGTAACTGCTCTACCTACTACAGAGTTCAAAGTTCCTTTTATAAATGCTGTTTTAGCATTAGGTTGTTTAGATGGTTGGGATGTTTCATGAGCAGACATGAATTGAAAAGTTGGGGTACTGGCAACTTGATTAATAGGCTGACTAGTAGGTTGCTCCAATAAACTCCCAAATCTGTTTCCACCATTTGAAGGATTAACATTTACTACAGGTTTTTTCTTTTCCTCTTCGTCATCTATTAAACTTTTAAATCTGTTTGCCATTTATTTCACCTCTCTTAACCATCCCATTGAAATGATTGATCTATTAATTTCCACAATTCACCCATATTTACATTATTATCGGAATACTCTGCGTAATTATCTTTATATGCATTAAGTATTTGAGATCGTGTTTTACCTGCATTTGCTAATTCATTTAATCTCTGAAATGCATCTGCTGTTGCTATTTTAGAATCTTGTTCTTGAGCATATTTTAAGGCTGTAATATTTGGACTTATACTTCCCGAACCAGACCTATTTAAAGCAGTATATCTATACTTTTCATCCAAATTCATCTGTTCTTGAGCCATCTTCAATTGTGCTGCCTTATAAGCTTGATCAGCAGTAAAACCTTGCTCTTGAAATTGTTGTTGCCATGTCTGAGCCTGTTGTTGTAAGTTTAAATTTGCTAATCTATATTCTTGATCTTGTTGTGTAGATTTAGCTTGTAATGTTTGCTGTCCATTATATGTTCCAGTTAAACCTGCTTGCTGTAAAGCTAAGTTTTGATTAAATTGATCTCTTTGCATACCAGTTGAAGTGTCAAACTGATAATTTTGTTGATTATAAGTTCTATCTAAATTCATTTGATTTATGTAATTCTGCAAAGCTTGAGCTTCTATTCCTGCCCTTGCTCCGACTAAATCTGATTCATAAGCATTATTTACATCCGTTACTCTACGTGCATTATCAGCAATAGCACTTGATTCAGCTTCATTAAGTTTCCCCATAGCACCCTGATAAGCAACATTATTTAAGAGTGTTCCTTGACCTGATATACCAGATTTAGAACCTCCACGTTGAGCCATATATTCATCAAAACTTCTAGCAGTTTGCTTTGCTGTTACTCCTGCTTGAGTTTTTGCTTTTTGATATGATGGTTCAATCGTTGCTTTTTCGGCTGAGAGATTAGAGATGGAAGAATTACGCTGTTTATCTAAGGTGGACATTGATTGAGATAGTTGAGCTTTTTTAAGGTCTTCGATTTGGCTTGTATAGTCATAATTACCCAAAGAAGATCTGCTGGAACTTCCTCTACTTGAAGACTTTCCACTTCCTGCGTACATTCCACCCTCGGCATAGTTCATCAGATTATCTTTACTCGTTGATATGCCGTTAGCGTCAGTGGCTGGCTTAATACCTAACGCTTCATTCGTATTCCCTGCTTTTTTCCTTACTTCGTCGTAGTTTATTGCCATGGTTCACCATCCTTTCAAGGCATAAGAAAAGAGACTCGTTTTAGTCCCTTAAGTTGGAATCAATAATATGGTTTCGTCGTAATCTTGTTGAGTTATATATCCGTTTTGAAGAGCTTGATCTATTTGATATTGGGAAAAGCTTTTGGATGCGTATCCTTTAACTGGTTGATAATATTCTGTTGGGACGGTTTGAAACGACTCGATACCATATAAATATACACATCTTGCGTAAGGGCCAACTCGAAATGAATAAACCATTTTTTACACCCCTCCTAATACGTAATCCATAAATGCTGCCATGTCGGTATCCATGCGTGCTTGTTGCTCTTTTAACATTTGGATTTGATCTTCGGGTGTAGGTTGTGGCAATGGCTCTGGTGGTCTTTCAGTTGGTGTGATGTCGATTAAAAATCCATTCGAATCAAGTACGAATTCAATATATGGGCTATTATCTTCAATCTTTTTGGCTAAGTCAGTACCGTCTTCAACTATATATACTTCTGTTTCTGTCCAATTTTCATTAGGTTTATCAGTCCGAGACATAAAGTGCTTTGTCGTTTTATTAATAATCAAAAGTTATCACTCCTTTTAAGGTAAAGCAGTCCAATAATAAGTAATTCCTGTTAGGTTTGCCATAAACTTGTCGGTACCTATGTTGAATCCTCCAGAGACAATTGCTACACTATCAGTTAGTCCAATAGATGTTCCAAGGTGATATTGTGCTTTATTTCCATGAACAACAAAAAGACCAGATGGACTTTCGCTACTAATAATAGAAACGAAACCTGGTGTAAATGGAACACTAATAGTTTTTGCGACTCCATCTCCACTATAGGAACCACTTATAGCTTTTTGGACATTACCTAATTGAGCTAAGGGTATTTTAACGCTTGCATCAAGTGTAGCTACTCCATTTGCAACACCTTTTTGAGTGGAAGGTATTTTTTTATCTAATTCGACCTTTAGGCCTGCTGGATGAACTGCTCTTGTTGCATCAGTTCCAGTTGTTGTTTCTGCCGCAGTTGCTAACTCGACATGTGCCATAGTTGATTCAGTAGAGGCTAATATTGCGTGAGCTGCGTACCTCGCCAGAATATTTCCAGCTAAAGATGATAATTTGGCATCAGTTATCGTTCCATCTGGTATCTCTGCCAATGCTACAGCTACAATTTGAGTGTGCAACCACTCTAAGAGTCCTTGAACGGTATTAGGGCTTGTGCTTATTGGCGTTGCGCCTATATTATCCGCTCCGCTTGATCCGTCTGTCATAGATGCTAATTGCTCTGTTAATGTATTATTAAGATAAGATTTTATATCTGTACCTGCCTTATCCATTATGATTTTAACTTGTGTACCACTTTCCGTTGGTTTAGTTGCTAGTTTTTGCACATTTTCAACGTCTGCGATTAATTTAGTTAAAGCCATTTTATTTCACCTCGCTTGTAGTTTCTGATGTTACTTTAATTGCCAATATTGTGACAGATTCATCTATCTTGTCATTTTTAAAGATAAGCTTAATATAAGAATATTTTTTAGCACGTATTTTCTTTCGATAAGTCTGTGGTGCTCTATTTGTTTCAAACGAAAAATTATCAAAATCTATATCATCAAAATCCAAAAGTCTAAATGAGACATTAATTGATTTAACATCACTTAAAAAGTTTTTATTAGTCGTATATAGCACATCTAAAGACGTTTTTGTCTCAGGTTGAATTGTTACCCACATTTTGCGAGTATTTTTCAGTAATTCGTTCACGCCAAAATCAGTAAACCCTAATTCTAATTGTGCGTTAATTGCTATACCATTGTCATTTAACCCTTCCATGCGTTCTATAGTGCCTTGTGAACCGTAGTAGATTAAACCGTCAATATCAAGGAAACAAGTGCCTGAAATGTTGTTGTAGATGTACATAGTGTTATTTCCATAGTTCCAGATATAAACCTTATCCCCTATATTGCACCAATACTCTTTCTCTCTCTGATTATCAAAGGTTATCGCTTGAGTTAGGTTTAATTTTGATAGGGATTGTCTTAGCCGTTCACTTATAACATTTTCATTTCTTTCATCTTCAACAGAAGTTGAAACCCATTCATGCCAAGATTGTTTATAAATAGATATGGGGTTATTTCTTACGATTTGAACAGCATTATAAGCAACATTACCTACCTTTTCATTTAGGTCATATACTGGATAATCCCATGCTTCTGCAGTTGTATTCCATTCAGAATAGCTATAATGTGTTTTGTCTTCTTTAAAAATGATTTGTCTTGAGTATTGAGGTTTTATATCGGTTATAGCAAATTCATCAGATCCTACTAAAGTGTAGTTGATGACAGGAAAATAGTTTGCCTTAAGGGTTCCTGACCATGTTCGTCTATTCTTGACTTCAGGATTTCCCCATAAAAAAATAGCCGTGTCGTTACCAGGGCCATTGATTAAAGCAAATCTATTCTTTTTAACTAAATCTGCGTTGCCGGATTCTACTTTTGTCCATCCTATAATTATTTCTGATTCATCAGCAGGAGCAGAAGTAAAAGTTACTTTGCCAGTTGTCCTATTAACCGTAAAGTGTGTTCCTTCTGTCTTTGTTACTCCATCAATTGTGCATGTTACTAAATCAGCATTAATATTTGTCTCTGCAAGTTGATAAATGGTTGATGTTCCATCACCAACAAATTCTTGTTTCTTTTTTCCTGTTAAGAGATTTATAGGCTCATATATTTGATCTATTCCAAGTTCAGGTAATAATCCACCAGCAGGAGGTGTTCCGATTGCTACAGTAGGAATATAAGGAATCACATCTTGAAATAATGTTCCATTGTATTCTTTGTATTCTACTCCATTTAAAAAATAAAGTTTCGATTCAAAATAAAAAATAGACGTTTTAGCGTCTACCAACGTTCCTATTTCTGTATTAATTTTAGTTGTAAAATTATACTCATAGACCTTTCCATTATTGCAGGAGATAAGGACTTCTTTTGTTGCGATTGTTCCCGACCACATTCCTTGAATATCTTTAGTATTAGAGTAATTAATAAACGTTTTATGACCAAATCGTTTTTGTGGTTTATAATTTTGAGTGATTCTATAATTAACCTGACTTACCGCTTCACCTAATGCAATCTCTGTTTCTCCAACCGCTTCATTAATGCCTAAGAATTTAGATATTTCTATTGGAGCAGGAGGTTTACTTGGTCTAAATGCCATATTTAAACCACCTCATCGTCTAACGAATTAAGTCCATAAACATCTGTGATTTGTACTTCTGTAGCTTTATTTGAACATTTACGTTTAAGTTGCTCATACTTATCATCAAAGAAATTTACTAGTTCTTTATTCTCAAAAGGTGCTAGTCTGGCTGCTATATAATAAACAATAGCTTGATCTGCCTTGTAATTTACTTCAGTTACACTATCAATAGTTGTGAAGGTATTGGGTTCAGCTTTGGTTAAATCTAATTGAGACTGTTCATAAAGTTCCTTTTGAGCCATATCAGCTAGTAGAACTGATTTTTCCTGCATGTCAATGACTTCAGCATCAGGTATTATTACCCCATCATCGGAATACTCATCCAAAAGAGTTCGAGCTTTTAAGAATAAGTTTTTTACAGTTTCAGCCACACAGATCACTCCTTCCTAAATTTTTAAGCTTATATGTAAATTGTTTTTATTTTCACTTGTTAGTTAGCAAACTTATCGTACATTCGTCCCATTTGATCCCCTGAAATCATAGTGTAACGGCGCGTAGTGTCCGTGCTGGAATGACCAAGGAGTCTGGACAAAAAATCGATGTCTGCGCCATTTTCATAAAGACTAGTAGCGAAAGTATGACGAAGCATATGAGGGGTTACTTTATTTTTAATTCCTGCTTTTTCAGCTTCATCTTTAATTTGCATTTCAATTGACCTTATAGTTAACCGCTCACCATATTTATTTATAAATAAAGCATCGTTATCATCTTTACGAGACATTAAATATTTTTTTAAACAAAACTTTGCTGTTTGCCCAAAGAAAACGATGCGTTCTTTATTACCTTTTCCTTTGACCATAATTTTCCTGTCAATATAATTCATATTATCACGATTTAATTTTACTAATTCTCCTACTCTCATACCGCTTGAAACTAATAATTCCATAATTGCTTGGTTTCTATCAGACTTTGGATGCCATCGTAATAACTCAACTTCCTCTTTACTCAAATTCCTTGGTAAAGTTGCAGGTTCTTTGGGAGTTTTAATTTTTCTAGTTGGATTGCGTTCTAGATACTCTTCTTCTACCAACCATGTGTAAAAAGCCTTAATTGTTGATATTTTACGGTTTATACTTCTCTGAGCCATTTCCGAAAATTGACTCAAATAACTTCTTAGGTCTGTAATATTTGCTTGTAAAGTAGATTTCTTTAAAAAATCAGCTAGTTTGTTTAATTCAAGCTTGTACTGATAAAGTGTTCCCTCAACAAGACCGTCCAACTTTCTTGCAGAAATAAATTGAAGAACATATTGCATTTTAAACACTCTCCTTTGTTTTTTTTACTAGTGCAACTTGCACTAGTTTTTTAGTTTTTTAGTTTTTTAGACAAACAAAAAAGAGGGATTGTGAATATTCCCTCTTTGTAATCTTAATTATGTAATATTTATTTAAAGATGTCTTTAGCGAAGTTATATTTCCTTTAAGAGCCTTGCCGGATTACCTCCATATATGCCGTTATCACTCAAGTTTCTTGTGACCACTGAGTTTGCACCTACGACTACGTGATTACCAATTTTTACACCTGCTGTTATAACTACATTCGCGGCAACCCAAACGTCAGAACCTATCACTACTGGTTCTATTGTGTATCCTTGATATTTAATCAACTTATCGCGTTCTGAGTATCTATGGTTATGGTCATAAATCATAACATTGGGGCCAAAGATGCAGTAATCACCAATTTCTATATTCCCATAGGAAATAACTCTACAGTTTTCGTTGAAAAATACATCTGTGCCAATACTTATATTTCCACCTCTACACTGGATGCTTGTATCCGTACCAAAATGAACCGTCTTTCCTAAAAACAGTTTGCCACGTCTTAATAATTGAATATTAGCTCGTTTCTCAAAATAATATGATAGACCATTATGCTTAAAATATTTATAGAATCTAATTTTTAGGTAAAAAATCTTTACCAACGAAAGGCACTTAATTAAAATTCGAGACATCATAAAAACCGCCTATCCATTCTTTCTGTGAATATCTTTTATTATATCACAGCAACGTTGGCGGATATGATATATTGGACATTGATACACCTAATTAAAACTTAAACAACAACATAGTCTGTAAATGTATTTCCAGTTCCGTTATCAGTTACAGTTGCGGGTCCATTAACCTTTGAATTAACCAACTTGTTATAGTTAGAACCTGCGTCAGCACTAATTAAAGCTAATTGGCCTGCAGTGTCCATCCGAATGATATTGCCACAACTATTAGAAGTGAGCTTAATCGCTTGAGGATTTCCACCGATATTTCTTACATCAACAGTACAATTTTGGGAATTTATAAGTTTTATTGCTGCTTGACCACCTGGTGAACCCCTAACTACCCCCTGAACTAACACGTTACGCGAATTAGCTACATAGACAGGTTGAGGGCAGTTATTCCACACACATTTAGTTAACTCACTATTTATACACATATTCACAGCTATGGTTACTTGATTGAAAATAATATTCTCTAGTATATGTCCCTCTCCAGACATGGCAACCGTTTGGCCACCGCTATCGACTCGTTGTAGGATAATATCTTTAATTTTAAGGTAATTTCCCACACCAAACGTATCCGTTAAACCTGTTATTGAAAGGTTTAATTTAGTCATTGTTCCTTCGAGAATAGTAGGATAGGAAAGTCTAGGGAATTTAGTAAGTTGTATATTTCCTTCTAATAGTTTAATTGTTCCTCTTGGCACAGGAATTACTTTACCAATTGCAGTTGCAAAATCATCTTCCTGACATAAATGTATTCTCCAAACACTGGACGCATCTTTACCTGAATAATAACACCTAAATTTCCCATCAGGTGGATATGTTTTACGTTGAATGTCCGATGTACATATTTGAGGAACATCTAACGACACACTATCTGTACCTGTTGCGCTCTCGGTAATAGCAACACCAAGAAATTTACGACTTTCAGGGTAGAAGGTAGGTGCAGTATCGCTGTATAACTCTAGTGTCGCATATCCATTAGTTTCTTTGGTATAATGAGTTACCATCATATAGTAAGTCGTTCCAGTTGGGTCCATAAAAATCTCTGAGCAAAATCTACCACTTACATACAAAGGGCTTCGAGTATCTTTTGTCCATGTGACACGATCTGTTGATGTTGCTAATCCTTCCTCTCTATCACCATTTGCAGGAGAAAGAGTATTATAGTGTAGATAGTAGGTTGACCCAACTTTTATAATGCCCATAGGCTCCATTGGGCAGTTAAGAGAATCCCATGCACCTGCTGTTGCGTTTGTTAGAACCGGATTACCAACATGCTTAGTAAAATTTCCAGGCGAACCACCCGAATCCAGCGAAGTAGCAAATCCTATCCCACCTCCGCCTGTGGTAGTATAAAGTACATTCCAAACTCCTGCGTCCCTCCATACTTTAGGACAGTAAAGATAACCGCTTTCCCATCCTTGAACTCCGCCTATAGTTAAATCCAATATGATTGTCTTATCAGTAAAGTTAATTCCATCGGTAGAGGTCATTCGGTAGATGTGGACAACATCAGATCCAAACATATGATATGTCGATGTTTCTGGGACATAGACAATAGAACACCACTGATAATCAGTATTGACTACCCCTAGCTTTACCCAAGGTGTTTTTATCTGATACAAATCGTCAATTATGGATTGAAAAATAGCATCATCATTGATACCATCGAAAACGTAATCTGCACCTACTTTGCCACGTGCAGAGGAATCCGAGGGAGCTGCGATAATTGTTGATGTTCTGCCTTTTGCATGTTTTGAAAGTCCCATTATATCAACCCCCAAGCTCTATAAGGCACTGTAGTTGTTATTGTTACAACAGTAAAGGGAGCAAATAATAAGCTTAAAACTTCTCCCGCTAAAACCGTATATGTGTCTGTTCCTATGGTAAAAGTTAAAGATGCACCGCCATCATTTGTTATAGAAAAACCATTCATATTCTGTGTAAATGTATGCGTTACAGTTGTTGAGCCGTTAAAAGGTTCCTTCGCTAAACTCCCAACAATTTCGGTTTTTATTAATCCCATATAAAAAATCATCTCCTCTCAAATAAAAACGAGACAGGAGATTTTATTTTCCCCTGTCTCATAGTAAAAGTTCTATTCTTTGTCTAATTTTGTTTTCTTAGTTTCTTTTGCTTTTTCGAATCCTTCCCTCTCAAGGATAATGAAGTGATTCTTGTTAGTTTCTTCAACGACAATCTCTTTACCATTGATCTCTTTTACAAATTTCAATTGAGTCACTCCCTATAAAATTTTGTGTGTGTAGAGTCCATTTTTCTTTTCATTTAATACAAAAGCATCGTAACGGAAACGCATGTCAACTTGAATACCACTGATACCAGGAGGATTGTCGTGAATTTTATAATCTTCGAGTTTGGTAACTCCTACAGTAACGGAAGGATGACACATTACAAAAGCTGTATTTACAGGGAGATAAGTTGAAGGTACAGGTACTAACTTTACTCCATCAATCATACCAATCATTCCATTAATTTTCATATTTTCGGCAATATCTGAAGCCAACATAAAAGCAGGGTCTTGCTTAATAAAAGAATAAAAAGCGTAAGAACAAAATGCAATACGATTTTTTACAGGAACTTTTTTGTTACCAAACCACTCCGTACCTGCTAAGAATTTCTCATATGCATTAGATGCTGAAATCGCTGCGGTTGCTGTTGCTGAGTTTGCTACTGCTGCAGTTGCCATAGCTGCAATACGATAAGTATCAACTTCTGGGATGTAAATTTCATTAATCTGTCTGGAAAGGATCTTATTTCCTGTGACTGTTCCATTAGTATCATCAAGCGTTGCTCTATCTGCGGTAATAGTTTTTGACCTGTCTTTTGCCAAAACCATTGTTTGAACTGTATTATCTTGTTCTTGTGGGGTGCCGTATCTATTAGTACCTGTTTTAGTATAATCATCAAGGGCATAAACAGGATAACTATATACATTTACTGTATTAACTCCTGTAAATTCATAGTCTCTATTTATTGCTGCTTCTGTCAAAGAATTAAGTTGAAATCTCTCTACTACCTTTTTATCAAATTTAGATGCATAATTAATTGCCATTTAAAAACAACTCCCTTTTAATTTTTATTTAATCGTCAAATCCCTCGAAAATCTTCTCAGATTTCATATCTGAACCATGAGTCGAAACACTACTAACAGGAGCTTTTTTCAAGTTCTCTGCGTTCTGTTTAAATAATTTTAACTCATTCATTAAGTCTTGATTTTGTTGCATGGTGTAAGCTGTTGAAAGATCCATACCATTATTAACTTTTTCCCATGTTTCCGGCTTTATCATTTCGGCCTTTACATCAGGAAAATTAGTTGCAAAACGGTTGTACATTTCAGTTTCTTTTTGTTTTTGACTTTCTACCTGCTCTTTTTGTGATAGTTGTCTTTCCTTTTGTGATAGTTCATATTCCTTTTGAATTTGAGCAGGTGTAAGACCTTGTGCTTCTGCTGTTCGCTCATAGTGTGTTTGGTAAAGTGCTTCAATCAGTTCATCATCGGTCTGGTATCCTAATAACTTACTGACTTCTTCAACCTTGCCATATTTACTAAGAGCAGGATTATTTTGCAGTTCGTTTAATCGTTCCTGCAATTTGTCATAATTCATCCCTTTTTGCCCAAGTGTATATAACTCTTCTGTGGAAACTTCTATTTCTTCATGGTTGTACTTTAACTTGTGCTTTTGGGATTCAGTTACCGCTTCAGTTTGGTTGGTGTCCTCTACTGCCTCGGTTCCTTCATTGTTGTCTGTATTTTCTTCTAGAGAATCGGTATTGGTTTCTGTTGATTCATTGTCATCTAAAATAACATCTGAAAAATCATCTGAACCTCCACCAATTTCGCTATCTGAATCCATGTATGGTGCCATGGAAAAATTAAATAATTTAAACATTAATAATCATCCTTTCGCCTATGGTTGGGCGTATATTTGGGTATATAAAATAAAAACACCTACATAGTAAGTGCTTGGGCTTGTTGCATCATTTGCATAATAACTTGCTCTTTTTCATTCTCAGGTAAAGACATAATCCTTTGTTGTACTTCTTCAGGTTGAGATTCTAACCATTGTGCCATCTGTTCAAATTGAGCTTCTTTATCATCTTGAATTTGTTGTTGGTCTATTTGTTTCTGAAGATTCTCTTTAACTCTTTCAATTAACTCTTCATTGCGGTAATTCTTAGGAAGTGTTTCGAGATAATCTATCATAGTAAAGAGAGGATCATTTCTATTGAGTAAGTTACTGAGCATTTCCGCTTGTGCTTGTTCTGAATAGAAGGTTGATGGCCCGACATCACATTTTACATTAAGCCATAGATTTTTAAGTTGAGAGAAATCAAACATTTCTCTACGTCTTACACCTTTGTCTTTAACAATAATTGGTCTTAAACCATAATTAGTTCCCATCATATCAACTAGAATTCTTCCATTATCCTCAATCCACTCATATAAATTTGCTCTAGGATTTTCTATTGGTATTGATGCTTGACGAACAGTTGATGAAATAGCTATACCAGAAGCTTGTTCTGGATTTATATTACCTAATGCTGCGTCATTAATACCTAACATTTCTTTGGTATAGTTAATAGCCATATCGATGACTTTTATAATCTCGCCTGACATTACACCAGGATTTAATTGACCAACATAATTCATGATATTTTCACCAGGATTAACACCTTTAACAGCTATAGAACCTGCTATCATATTTGTAATAGATTCAATTTTATCAGCATTGTATACTCGTTTAGGGAAAGCTGCATTCATTAAATGATACATGACTAGTGCGAATTGCCTATTTATGTAGATTTGATTTGGGATAATATCTGTGCATAATGCTCTACCATGATACTGATTCTCTTGTTTTTCCCATTGTAATCCTGCTACTGGATAACCACTGAGTTCAGTATCAACATCTTTGTACATATAAGCATTTTCAGTGCATTTTGTGGCTAATATAGTATCTTTTTCTGGATCATAGGTGTAAATAATGATATATAATGCTTTACCACTGTCATCACCATCTATTTCTACTTGAGACATTGAACCAGCTTCATATTGAGTATTTAAATCAGAATCAATTTGATCTTCTTCAGATTGATATTTTTTAAATTGTTTTGCTTCTCTTTTAAGTCTCTTAACTAAATCTCTTCCTGAAACAATGACATATGGTTGAGTGTCGGTTGAAATAATTGGATTGTTCGGATTACCTAAAAATACATTTGTACCATTGACAAGTTCAAATTGTATTTCACCTTTGACATTACCAAACATACCCCTATAGGGTTTCTTAGACATATCAAAGTAAATATGAGAATATACATCTCCCATTTGTGCTGCTTTAAATAATGCATCTCTAATTCGATTATCCATTTTAAACTTTTCAAATAAATTGGCTATTTCTGCTGTAGCTATATCACTTGCTTTTTGTTGTGTCTGCATTTCAGGAGTTTGTAATGATTCATCTTCTGCATATTCTAATGGTTCTAAATTGATTGTTGTTTTAGAGGAAGTTATGGAAGCAACAAAGAATGTAATTGCTCTTTTTATGATGTTAAATACAGGAGTTGGCATACCATTTGATTCTAGATTCTTCCACTGATTACCGTTAAACATTTCTATATTTAGATTTACTGAATCTACATATGGAGGATCTAATCTATTATTATATCTTCTGCCATCAAGTAATTTCTGCCATTCGTCTAATTTATCAGACATTATTAGATATTCACCCTCTTCCCGATTGCAACGTCATAATCATAGTTCATAATGTTTTCGAAACCTTTAAGTTTCTTTTCTATTTCTAATTGCTCTTGTTCTGATAATTTTGTAGTTATATCACTTTTTCTTTGTCTACGACCTAATACATAAGCACCAAATAAACATAATAAAAAGGCCACTGTTGCCAGTGAGCCTATAATTGCATTTAACATTATTCACCTTCCTTACCATTGGAAAAACTCTTGAGGTATTTCTCTGCCCAAATCATTGAGCATTTTATTGAATTTACCCTCTTCGCTTTCAGGGTTGATTTCTTTTTGTTTAGTAATTATGTTAAGTCTCATGTAATCACCAAGACCTGTTGTTGCATCAGGAGCATCATCATGTTTATTTTTACCCATTTTTACATAGGAAGTAAGTTGTCGCATGAATTTATCATAATCTGAACCAGGTTCATAATCTTTGCGGAAATAAAAGTATTCCTTAATATAACCTGAACACATTAAAATACGAGTCTCTTTATTGGTTGTAGCATTGCAGGTTATCACTGAACAAAAACTCTTATTCTTGATAAGGGTTGATATATTCCTTGAATACTGATATCCTCCATTATTTGATTCAATCTGCATCAACTGACAATTAGTATCTATAATCTGTTGAGCTACTAAAGGCTCTGTGATTTCTACCCCATCCTGAGTAAAGACAACATCAGTGATATAAGTGTAATCTCCAAATCTTTTACCTATTAATGAGCATAGAAAATCATTACCTTTATCTGCTGTGTCAGTGAATCCAATGATAGCATCAGGTGTTTTTGTGGCTATATCTGAAAGATTGAATCTATTTAAAGTATTAACTGGAAATAATAATGCCTTGTTTTGAAGTGGATTCTGCATGAATTCCGCTTCCCAAATCAATTCATCAGTAACCTTTTTAATATCTAAATATTCTTTAGTTGTCTTGATTTCTTCACAGAATGTTTGACCATTATCATCTAATGCAGAGATTGAGATTACTTTAAAGTCACTATTGTACTCTTCACTATTAGGATCTGTTAAGTGTCCGATAGGGTCTTTACTGCTCCATCTGGTTGCTATGTGGACTTCTGGACAATTGTTCTCTAATCTTGATAAATGGGTTGAAGTGTACCAGTTCCATGTATTTTCTATGACTGTTTCGCTAAGTGCCTCTTCTATGTTTTTTATGGGGTCATCTAATATAGCCAGTGTTTTACAACCAAAACCTGTAATTGCTCCACCAACACCAGCACAAAAGTATGAAGGTTGAGTATTAGTATCTAATGACCATCCATCTACTGCTTGACTGTTTTTAGAGAGTTTTACATTAGGAAATACATTTAAATATTTAGGATTAGTAATGATTCCATCTCTAATATCTTTACTGAACTTCTCTGCCAACTTAGCTGCGTAGCTGTTTCTCATAATCGAGCCTTTAGGATCTTTACCCAATAACCAAGCACAAAACAAACTAGTTATATATGACTTACCTGCCCTTGGAGGTAGACTGATAGCTAATTTCTTTGTCTTACCTTCATATACCAATTGGAATTCATCAGCGATTAATTTTAAATGTGGCTTACCTTTAGTAAAAAACGATGAATCTATATATACACAAAAAGAATAAAAGTTCTCTCTAGCAAGAGCAACTTCTTTTAGTTTGAGAAGTCTAAGCTTCTCTTTTTTTCGTTCGAGTTCATCCATTTATTATTTTAACTACCTCCCTCCTATCTACAATGGACAAAGAAAAAGAAGGTAGTTTTATTTGCTACCTTCTAAGTTTTATATTTATAAATTTAATTGATGGTATACGTTCTTAATAACTTCTTTGGTGATTCCAATATACTTTAATGTCATTGCTTGAGTGCTGTGTTGAAAGGTTTTTTGGATAGTTTCAATTGGAATACCTGCATTATAAAGATGAAATCCGAAAGTTTTTCGTAGCGTATGCGAGCCGTAGTTACCTTTTATCTTCAAATCCCTCATAGTTTGCTTGATAATCTTATGTGCAGAACCTACAGTAAGGGCTTCATTCCCTTTCCGACTACTAAAAAGATAATCATTTATATCAGGTTCACTTGCTAAACTATCGATGTATATCTTAATAGCCTTTTTAATACTGTCATTTAACTCTAAATCACGCCTTTGTACACTCTTACGTGACTTAGATGTCTTCTCTTCTATTAATGTAATGCTATCCTTGATCCTACCATTTTCTATAATGTCTTCGAACCTTAGAGACAATAAGTCCCCTGCCCTTAGACCTATATTAATACCCATCACAAACATTAAGTAATCACGTTTGCTATCCTTACCAAGTAAATATTGTTTAATCCTTTCAATATCTTTCTTGGTTTTAATTGGTTCAACTTCTTCTGGTTTAGGTTTACCATCTGATTTAAGATTATTAACCTTCATAATTATCACCCTCTCAATGCTATCTAATATGCATATATTATCAATAAGATAGCATTGAGTCAATGGGTTTAATTAACTATTTGGGAATAAAGTCGCTACAATCCGCTTATATCAAGGGATACAGGGTTTATATCCAATGCTATCTAATGTACTTAGTTAGCATTGGCGTGAAATAATAATTTTAAAGGTAATTTATTTTTCTTCTAGTTCTTTGAGTTGTGCTTCAATCTCTTCCATAGACAACTCTTCTTTTTGACTATTTGTTTGAATAATTTCTCTTTTGTCCTGCCAACCATAATTTTTAAGAGCAAAGATTGAACCAATAGGACTCTTCTTGCAATTAGGATCTAAGAGCTGTATCTCAGCATAATTCTCACATTTTGCCTTGGCTCTTTTTATCGCGTCAACATATTTGCGTCTAGTATCATCATCTTCCCTTTTCAACCATTCAATCTCAAAACAATCCTGGTAATTCATTAACGTCTGTCTTGTAGTATCCAACATCAAACACAAACCAGTAATAGTATACGGTTTCTTTTTTTCATCACATTCCTTAAAAAATTCATCTATTTTTTCTTGTAATTCTTCAGGACTATTCCACTTCATCGGTTTTCCTGCATTACTACCCATTTATAACACTTCCTTTCCAAAACTCTATAAATCCAAATATCCCATAACATTATCAATCATCTCTAACTTTTTACCTGTTGAAGCCTCGCTACATAATTGAACCAAGATCTCTAAAGGTAAACACACTTCATCACTATCTAAACAACTAGCATTATTCTTTTCACATTCATCACATATCGAATGTTTTACTAATCTATTTACATCATTTTCATTAAAATATAGTAGTTTCACCTTTGCCTCCTATAAGTCACACATACAATATATAGATATATCAACCTGATATACATACTATATATTGTGTTTTTTACACTTAATCCTATTGACAACCACCCATTCGACAAATATACTGTATTCAGGAAAGAGGTGAAAAATATGCCAGTAAAGAAATCATCTAACAAAGTAACAAGTCCATCGGTTGCATCTAAAGCTTCCAAGATACTTCAAGATAACCGTTATAGTGCTGCATCTAAAAGTGTAGCCGGTTCTGCTTTGGCTCAGGCAAAATCCAAACCAAAGAAGAAGTAAATTAGGGGAGTTCTAAAATTGAATAGGACATATCACTAAATAAACTTCCAGCTAGTATGGGAGTTTATTTATTAACTACATGAAATCAAATAAAAAAGAGCCTTTCGGCCCCTTAATATTTCAGAATTTCCACTCATTCTCTTTTTGACGAATTGCTTTTTCTATTTCATAATCTGATTTCATTTGTTCAATCATTTTAGCCTCTTCATTTTTAATAAAAGAACATACTTGTAAACTGCATTTTTCTCGTTCCTTACAACGACTTCCAAGAGAAAAAGTTAAACCTGCAAAACTTTCGCGGGAAACTACTTCAATAATTACTTTAGTTTCAGAATTAATTTGATTGCAGAAGAATTCTGCTTTATATTCCAATTTTATCCTCCCCTTTCATCAAAAACATTCGACAAAAGGAAAGATATTCCTTCTAAGACCTATCACAACTTGATCCTATTTTTAGTAAAATATTTTTAATTTTTACCAATTCAATACTAATACCTATTAATGCACCCAATATACAACCTGCCATAAAAAATCCATAATTAACTTGAAAAAAGTTCATTCAATCACATCCTTAATTACTTCCCTCTCAACTTCCTTAACAATCCCTGAGCCTTATCAATCCTTGCTTTAACTCTCAATACTTTCTTCACTCGGTTTCCTGAAAATACTATCAATCATTTGTTGTCGATAATTCACTTCACTATTAACACAATCATCTTGATTTACAATAGATTCCATATAACTTTTTTCTAAAAACTCTTCTTCATCATCTTCATTATCTTTGTTCTCACCTAACAACTCTTTAAACTCATCCAACAAATCCCAAGCCAAACATTGTTCTCTGCAATCTTTCAACTTTGCACCTTTTAAACACTCCATAACAACCTTAAGTTCTCTATAGCAAAACTTTAAAGTATAATCAGTTACTTTCTTTTCTAATCTCATATCACAACCCCTTAATAATAAAAGTGACCACTAGGGCAATAGCAGTCACCTTAAATCACAAACAAAAAAGAGCCTTATGGCTCTTGTTATGTATCATTACTCGTTCAACTATTTCAATAAGTTCTTGAATAAATTCTAGAATGACTAGTAACTTTGCGCTGATCTCCCAAAGTGAATTAAATATTTTTTCAACAAATGACAAAGCCTTTATAATAGCAATTTTCATCTTAACAATGTCTATTTTCCTGTAACTTTGTAGCATCTCTTTAAGTTTTTTCTTCCTGTTTACTGTCTCAATTAATCTAGACTCATCTTCGCTCAAAGGTATTTCTTCTTTGATTTCAAAGTCCAACCTTTTTAATAATTCTTTAAGCACTGAAGTTCCTGGAAATAGAATAATCATCAATACCACCCCTATTCGGACTATTGATGATTTTATTATATCACACTTTAACCAATTCACTCATCGACTTTGAATATTTTATCATCATATTATCTATATCTTTTTGTTTAGATTGTTTAGCCTTTTTCCTTTGTTTCCTAGCTATAACTAAATCATCATACAAAATCCATCCACCATCCTGCTTTGACCACGATATCCATCGAATATCAACATCAGGGTATTTTCCTTCGAAAATCTTCTTTTTAAGTAAAGCCATTGAATCGGGATTCCCTTTGACATCATAAACAACTACTTTATTATCAGAATATCTAACTAAGAAATCAGAAATATAAAAGACGGGAAGTATTTTCCTCCCGTCATATTTCCTAATATTCCGTCAAATAATTTATATTTAGGCTGAAGTTCAATTGATTCAACCTTACCTTCCGTCTGTAAATTAAGTAAATATATGTAATAGTTCTTCTCTACAACTGAATCAAAAATTATGTTGTTATAAGTGCGTTTGGCTTTACCTAAATCGGAAACGTCAACATTATACTTACTTCTCTTTTTAATCAATTGTCACACTCGCCCATTTATACCCTTCCCGGATAAGATACAGATAATTAACCCCTATTCCAGTTTCCTTATGTAAATCTTCTAAACTAACTCCCTTAGCCATTTTGATTTTAACATCTCTTATTAACTCAGCCGAATACTTACAATTACCATTGCTTTCTCCAGTCTGTGCTTTAACCATTTTTTCTTTGTCTTTAACTGGAGACCTTCGAGCAGGTTTCTTTTGTTTATTAATTAACTTCCAACCATCGATACGTTGAACATGCTTAAACCACCAGTCTTCTCGTTCTTCAAGCATTTCGTCATTACATTCTTCTAAAATCTCAAATTTAATATTATTAACATCTCGATTCCACGACTCTTGTAATTCAGAGTATAGATGATTATTTTTCCTTAATCTGGACAAATGATTACTCCAACGTTTAGCTATACCGTTCTTACTATTTGCCGAGCCAACATAAACATCTCCTAGTTCGTTCTCCAATTTATAAATTCCACTGACTATTCCACTAATATTTGTTTCCATTTATTTATCACTCTACTTTCTTTGTTTTGTGATGACTACTCTCTCACTTCGCCATCAGTTTGTTTCTCTGTCGCGTATGAAGTTTTCAAAGAACATAAAAGGACACCCAAACAAAATTTGAGTGCCAAAGTTAATACTATTGTTGCGTCATCTCACTGCAACTTTTCCCACTGTTGAGAAATTCTCTGTCCGGTTATTTATCCAGTTGCCTATACTGGTCAATACAGGCCCTAAGTTCAGGAGAATTTTTGAACCGAAAAACATTCCAGTTAGGATTATTTCTATTTGGTTCCATCCCCTTTAAAGTGAACCCATTATATTGAAGCCATCCACAGCAACGCTGCGATCTCACAAAATACCAAAAAAAGTCCATATTCTTATCACCTTTATTTTCTTCCATATACAAAACCTCTTCCAATTTAATTAACAATATGATATATTATAGGTTTAACCCCTAAAAACATAAAAAAATTTTAAACCCCGAAACCCTTACTACAAGCCACTTTCTAAAATCCACATTTCATCAAAATTAACTCAGAATCAATCAGAAATATAAAGGTAACACAATCTTACCCTAGCGATTATTCAACCTCTTAAAGCCCTTATAAAATGAATTAAATGCCTAGTTTTAAAATCGCATGAACTGGCGAAAAAGATGAAAGGCCACGGTAAAAAACAGTGACCTTTCGAGTAGGAGGAGAGATAAAATGAAACGGAATAAACTTATTTAAAGGTAGGTGGTGTTTCGCCACCCACCTTATTAACTATTTAATACATTTAAAATGCCATCTAAAAACTCATCTGTTAACAATCGTTTTTGATTGATGAACAGAGACAAAGAACATCCTGAGAGGCCAATCTTATCACAAACATACTTTTGCTTCCGGCCTTCATTGATCCATTTTAACAACTCAATTCTAACTTGCTCGTTCCTATGTTCATTGACTGTTTTTTTATTTCCCACTATAATCACCCGTCTTTTTGTTTTATTTTTTATTTTTTATTTCTGGAATTTTTCTTACAAAAACATTTTTAAATTCTATTGCAATAGTTTTTATTGCATGATATAATTAATATTCATATTACTTTATTCTATTGTAGCATAATAATAAAGTGCCTCAAAAGTATTGTTAATCTTTACTTTTGAGGCACTTTTTGCATTTAGTTTTTTATTAAATTTGAATTTACTTGAACATATTCAATAATCCAGTTCCATAAACTTTAAATAATATCTCTAACGAAATCGACTCAATACCACTTTTCTTATTAATCTTGCCATTATTTTTAACACTATTAAGAGATTTTCTAAGGACACCATAGATATCCGCTTTAGTCATCTTTAAATCTCTCAAACTATTAGATACTCTATATTTTTCATATCTTATTTTTTCTAATTTATCTTTTGCTGATAAATCATCATTTAATTTATATGATTTAATCTTTTTATCTAAGTTCACTATAACCTTGATAATATAATCCACTAAATCTTTTTTAATCTTATTCGTGTTCTTCTTCACTAATTCAATAACTTGAATTGTTTCAGTCTTAATTCTTTTTCCCTTTTCGTTTTTATTACTCTCGCTTAACCCCTTATCAATTTTATCTTGCAACCAATCCATAGGAGTATCCATTTTAACATAAACTCTTTCTTTCCAATCTTGGAAAATGGAATCATTAATTTTAAACAACTTTATTAAATCCTTATTACTCATATCTACATCTTTGATATCTATGCTATTATCATCACAATACTTTTGAATAATAGGTTGATCTAACTTTCTTCTATATTTCTTATTGGTTGAGGCTCTTTGCTTCTTGGCCTCGTTATCACCAATGAATTTGAAGAAATATGGTTTTAATCTCCTGGTATCATAACTGCTTAACTCTTTATATTTTTCTATGACTAAAACTTTTTGCTCTACTATTTCTATTTGTCGTTCTGAATTTATCATTTCGATTTGTTTTTCTAATTCTTGAATAGCATCATCATTATTTATGGTTTCATCTTTTTTTGATTCTTTCTTCAATCTTCTTATTTCTTTCTTTATTGGTTTTCTTTTACTTTTTCTAAATTCATTAATATCTGCTTTTATAGTTTTTAGCTCATCTTTTAAGGCATCAATATCAGAACAAATTCTATTTGCATCTTCGTCATCAACTAATTTTAATCCGATCTTCATTTTTTCCAATTCCTTTGGAACATTCAAATCATTGAATTGTTTTTTAGCTTTATCAATTTCAACCTGAGAAATAGAACTAAGTCTAGATGTCCTTTTATATAACTCATCAAATTTTTCTTCAGTAAGCAATCCATTATATTCAAGATGACTAATCAATGAATTTATTTCTTGACTGAGGTTAATCACTGAACCAATGTAATTTTCTGCTATTTTGTGGTCTATGTCGCTCATATTTTGACCTGTTAGTTTAGCTTTATTGGTTCCTGAATCTTTAATATCTTTGACTGGAATAGGAGTTGCTTTTTCATTTATACGTGTACAAGCATCCACGATAATTTTATTTTTGGTTAGCAGATTGGCATCTATATCAAAATCTTCACCTTGATAAAGTGATAATGTTGGATAACCAATCGAATTTAAAAATACAATATTAGGGGTGCAATTAAAATAAGTCTCTAAATCTTTTATCTTTTTGTTAGTATGCGTTCCACAATTAGCCATATTTACGTGGGGATTACGGAAACCAATAACTTTATCACCATCATCAAACCTAGAGCAATATAAATTTTCTCCTACTAACTCACTTGTACCATTAAATTGACCTACAGTTGCTTTTAATAATTCCATACCATTACCACAAGCTACACAGTAATCAGATTCAATTCGGATCTTGCCTTGTCTTAATTCTGATACATATGCATCAACAAAATTTCTTCTAAAATCCTTAAATACTTGAGTTTTTTGAAAATCTGGATTTCTATTTGCCAATTGAATAAAAGCACCAGTGACATCAATATTTGAACCAATTTTTAATTCATTTTCATCTTTATTTGTATCTTCACTTTTCCCATTTTCTTGTAATTGGTTTACTTCTTGTAAAAAGAATTTTAAATCAGTCTTCAATTTATTTATGTACTCAATTTCCGGCTCAACTAAAGCTGCTAATTGCTCCTTTGTAAGTGGAATAGTATTTAACATTTGGTATGATAAAACATTCATTCGTCCATTATCATAATGAGAAGGTTTTTCTGTTTTACAAACACCAAATGTCTCACCACAATTATCTTTCCAATACTGTAGCCATGCCCCTTCTCCCTCATAATCTTCATTTTTTAAGATTTCATCATTGAACTTTTCAATCTTTATGGCTGAAGGAGTTGTAATTAATTCAATATCTTTGACTTTAATTAAATTGCCATACATATCTTCAACTTCATATGTATCATAATCATAACCATTTTCTTCACAAAACGTTTTATAGAATAATTCCATATTACAATAAAAACCAGCACACTTTGTAAGGCGATTTCTGAGCAATGCTACTCCATAGCCTTTGATAATTTCATTGCTATCAAAGATTTTAGAGTTTAATAAACCTTCGCCATCCCAAATAGAATTTTTCTCTTTAACTTCCATAGTCTCAGTTTTTAAATTTCCATCTTCTAGCCATGTTTTACTCATATTCCAATTGAATTCACTTGGATAATCTGCGATCACTAAAATATTTTTAGGATTTATTTTGATACAACCAATAATTGAAGACAATGATAATGATTCATAAGCTCTGACACTAGCAATAGAAACATCATCTTTAAACTCTAAACCCATTCTTCCCCATGCAAGTGCAGATTCAATATGTTTTTCAGCAAGAAATAGATTTTGGCCTATTCTAGCTTTGCCCCCAGATCTCTTCCAATTCCTCATCTGCTTGCCACTAAATTTAAATCCATTAATATAAGTCCAGTCTCTTAACTGTTTAGTTGTTTTTTCTATTTGGTCACATCTATACTTTTCATTATATTTGACATTAACAATATCAAATGTATATAGCTTTCCATCTACCATTTCCATAATTTCAATGTTATCAATCAGTTCTTTGTTTTCAACAAATTCAAATGAATAATCTAATTTACCATTTAACAGTTTATCTAAATATTCTTCTTTAATTTCATAGTTATTGTCTTCATTCTCAATATCAGCCTTATATAACCACTTAGCCTCAATACTTGGAATATATATACCATTTGTTAAATCCATTTCTTTTTTCATTTATAAACGCTCTCCTCTTAGTTTTATTTTATTACTTATATATAAATGTCGTAATTTTAGGAAACAAGATGGATTAAGAATTAATTTGGTAATAGAACGCGTATTCCTTTTATGTCCTGTAAAAAATACTATATGTAGTGCTCTAAAGGGCTTGACCTACTACGTATAGTTTGATATCCTGTTTTTGGATTCGGATTAGAAGGAGTGTTCGTATTTGACAAAAGGTGTTCTTGATTTTTCTAAACGCAAAGGAAAAAATTTGGAACAGCAGAGCAAAAGGGATTATCCATTAATCAGAGAAAATGTCCTCAAAAATAGTCGAAGCATTGATTGGGAAGAAGCTCGAAGCGAATGGCAGTTTGAACAAGTCATTGAAGAAGGGGATGCAAGATTCGACGATCATTGTGAACTTTGTAATCATGCTGGATTAGAAACAAATTATCTAGTTACCAACCAATTCACTCATAAATCATTGCTAGTCGGAAGTAGATGTATAAAAAGATTTATTAAATTTTGTGGCACACTTACCCAAGATGAAAGTAATGATGTATTTGAACGTCAAGTAAAGAATTTTGAAGCGTCAAAAGTTTTACAAGCATTACTTCCAAATATTTTAACGATACCAACCGGAAATGAACTTTATCGTTTTAGAAGAGCTAGTGAGAAAATTTTATATACATTAAAAAATACCGATATACCTTACGTTTCTTGGAAAAATTATCTCAAATTACTATTTGGTACTGACAAACCCGATTCTCAATTAGTTGAAAAGATTAGAACAGCATTGTTTAATCCTAGAGGTATGAGGATTAAGAGAATTGATAAATCAACCGGTCTTAAAGAGGGAAAATGGGCTGATACAATGAAAGCTAAAACGAGAGTTGGATCAACCCTCAGTAGATCCGAAACATATAAAGTTGGTAAAGATTCCAAGTAATAAAATAGATACTTAAAGTATACACAAGCTTCTGGGGGAGGAATTACTCCCCCTCAATTAACTGGCTTTTACTTTCCGAATAATCCGCACTACATTATCTTCATTTCTAACCATTTCTTCCAGTTGAGCTTTATGTACTTCTTCAGGGACTAAATCATAATTAGCATTTATTATTTCTTGGTTCAATATCTGTTCTGCCTCGGTAAGTTCATGTGTATTTTCATCCTCATCTTCTTGAAACCAATCATCAAATGGCTCTGGAACTATCTCTACAACCTTTTTCTTTTTACCAAGATGCTTAGTCTTTGGTTTAATATCTTCAATAATTGGATCTGGCTCTTTATACTCTAAAGCTTTCTTTTTTATCAACAATGCCTCTAATTCTTCTACACTTAAACTATCTACATTTTTATTTATCTTTTGTTGAGTGCTTCTTTTCTTATTGGATTTGACCTTATCCGTATGTATTAACCCTTTACTACTAACTTCGTTCTGCAAATTATGATTAAAATCTTCCTCTTCACCTTGTTTACCGATATATGTAGTACAGTAGTGTTTATCTTCTGTTAAGTAACTATTATTATAAATAATCAACTTCAAATCATCTTGAAGGATTTTATTGTATCTTCCGATGGTTCTAGAATCAGTAACCAAACTCTTTAATTTACCCTGGGTTAAATATCCAAAGTTATTCTGGTTATTGGCTACCCTTCTACAAGCGATAAAGTATCTAATCATACCAAACTTGCCAATATTCAATGATTGCATATATTTGAAAATACTATCTATATCTCTGTCATGAACAACAAAATAAAAATCATCAGGTGGTTCAACCAACTCAACATAAAACAAAGTATCTCTATCTAACACGTCTGCATTAATTAACTCATAATGCAAATTGTATAGCTTGATAATATAATTTTTCTCGACCAATCCAGAAATAGAATCATTTATTGTAGTAATTATTTTCCTATTTTTAGAAATATCAACTCTCATTAACTTTGCAAGGATTTCAATAGAACATAGACCAATATTTCTTTGCTTCATATAGTTTCGATACATTAAAGTTAATATAGTTAACTCTTCATTTGTGATGCTCAAATTATCATAGATATTGTTAGGTAATCTGATATGAAAATTATCAGGAATTCTAGCATAAATATCTTCATCCGAATTATTATCCAATTTGCTTTAAACCTCTCTTTCTTTTTGTTTTTATAAGAATTCAAAAAACCATTCTGGATTTGCGTTTAGCAAACCTATATTACTCTTTATAATATTTAACTATTATTTCTTCTTTTACTATTACTACTTCTTTTACTATTATTTCACTGTGATTTGGGTACACTTTTGCCTACAAATTCGGTTATTGCATGCTCACTTTCTTCCGCATCCTCTATTACTGCATACCCACATTTGCTGTTAAATTCTGAAATGCATCGAATTTGTAGGCGAAAACAGTATGCAGTAAATTTAGAATTCGTAGAGGATTTATGTAGTGCAACTATTTATTTTATCGCCCTTAATTTAGGGTAATATTTCTCTAATGTCTTAGATCCATCATCAGGATTCTCTTTCAAAGTCATCATGTGTTGACCAAGACCCATGTTGTGCATCATATAATCATCCATCTTTTGTTTAAGCTCTTTATTACGATTCATAAATATAATCATGTTCTTCTGAATCAAACTAAACAGGGGCATGTGATTACTTAAATTCTGTTTCCATCCTTCATCACTTCTATCGTTCTCGATACCATGAAATATATATCTGTAGTGTTTATGGTCTTCATCTTCATCCAAATCCTCACATTTGATGTTTGATTTAGCAATTACAGGATTTTGATTTACTAAAGAACAAAAGTCATTAAAATCAAGATTTTTTTCATCATAAAAATCACAAATATCCTCTAAGCGTCCATTATATTTTAGAATCATGTCCTCTAAGACATTTATTAATAGTTCATCTTGTGCCATCACTTCTAGATATAATTGATATGTAGATAGTTGCTCAGGAGTAAAATTTGCTGTGGTAGTGGCTCCTGTTGACTTAACAAATTGATTATAATTTTGCTTTGTTTTATATAAGTGTGTTGAAATTTTACTTTTTCGTCCGATAAGAGGTAAGCTATATTTTCTAATCCAAGCAAAATGATTATGGCAATCTTTAAGTGTTTCTGGTTTTGGTAATACGGTTATGTAGTATTGCATTACTTCATCGAGATTATCCGTCTTGTGCATTACCTCTATGGTTTCTTTATTTGATATCTTGGATCTAAATATAATGGTGTTGACCATTTTTATTTTAAAATCGTTTTTATTCAAATTTCTTCTCTCCCTTAAATTTGATTTGGTATTATCTTATCCCTTGGAATAGTTGGGTCTAAAAACACTTAATGTAGTAAGTGTTTTAGACCTCAGAATTGATCACTGTGTTGGTTATGTGAAGTACATTTATTACTTTTGATTAGTGGGGCATGATAGGCCATTACCTACCATGCCCTTATTTTAATTAAGTATTAATCAACAGTTAAACCCGACTTTTTCAACCCCTTAACTATCTCAGTCAAATCAACCTTAACTTTATTCTTACATTTACTGCATGTCATAGTTCCTTCTTTGTGGAAGATTAATTCGGTTTTTTGATTACATACTGGGCAGTCCTGAGTAACTTTTTGACCATGAAATTGACTAAGTAATGCTTTTTCAAATTTATCCATTAAATATCATCCTCATCTTTCTTTGTTTTATTTTTAGTTTGCTGATCAAAATATGGTATGTACCCTCTGTAAAGGGAGCGCATTTTAAATCATCTTCTCCTCCACGTCAAGAGAAAATTTTAATTTTTTACCTTGTATGGGTTTACAACACTTAATTTTATGGTATACTAGGTCTATCGAATGATACACAATATTAGAAACATAATATTCACTTGATACTATCCCGAAATACATATGAAGACATAAGCAATAGGCAACCAACTCCTTTGATTTCATTTTAGACATAGTGACAGTATTACACTAACTCAGATATTGGGTTGGTGCGTTTGACATTTCTGCCAATTGTCTTAGTTTTAATATATCATGATTCAATTGTTAAAGTCAAAATTATTTTTCCCAAGGAATCTCATTTAAAACTGAACTTTCATTGGAGTTTAGATTCATATAAAGGCCAGTCATGCATGACTAAGCTCGTAGTGGAACCCCACGACCCTCCCCGACTGTATGCCGGATCATAGGGTTTCGACTCGTCAAGTCTCATCAGGTGGGTTATTGAAATATTGAAGTGATTTTATAGATTAGCTTGTGTGCGAAACGAGCTATTTTTTTTGTAAATTTTTTGGCTTCCTCTTGCTCTTGTCTCATTAACCAATTGTAATAGTATTCGTCTTTTTCATACTCAAAATTTTCTTCATAGGCTTTAATAATTTCTTCCTCAGTCCAAGTAAAAACAGGCTCAGATTCACCTATACCAATATCCTCCAAACTTAATTCAGTCGGAAAATCATAAATCTTGGCTGCCATTAGGCCACTCGCTCTTTAACCATTGATTTATACTTTTTGTGGATTTCTCTAACCATCTTTCGGTAAGCAGTGATCTTGCCTTTTTGGATGTCTCTATATTCAATTGAAAAATTATTGCTAGGGGCTGTGTTAGATGGGATCATAATATCTCTATCTATTTCCACAACTTCAAAAGTTAAATTGAAATCAGCAAGATTGTTTAGCTGTTGAAGTTTTTGCAGTTCGATTTGAACATTTGGTTTGTAGATATTGCAATGGGTTGGTTTAGAATTACTCCAATATTCCCATTTGGCTTCTTTAGTTTCTGGATTAGAACAAATAACAATCCCTCCGTTAAATCGTCCTTGGGAATCCTTAATTACAAAATGTTTTTCGTTTGTCATGTCAAATCAACCTCTTTCTTTTGTTTGTTTAATTTCTTATATTTTCTAAAAAAGTAAAACTTTAACTTGACATGAAGATTTTGCTATGTTATTATCAACTTGCGAGGTTGATTAAGCAAATCCCATATCTTTTGTACAACCTATACTGAATCGCCAAATTCAGTGGGCCGTAAATTAAATTAAATACATCACACATATTACAGAGTAGTTCGCCAAAACTGCTCTATTTTATTTTGTGTGAAAAGTGACACCTCCTGTCTCGAATCGTTTTGTTGACTACTTACAGTATAGTCACTCTGAATATAAAAGTCAATTACTTTTAACCCACTTTTAATCTAAAAGTCTTTGACTTTTTTGTAATATCATAATATAATATTTTAGAATAATGTTTTGGAGGAAGTATTATGGCCTTAAGAAAAGGTAAGTCTGGGATAACCGTTAATCTCAAAGATGATACTATCAAGATCTTAGATAAAATTGCCGAAGTAGAAGTTACTAGTAGGAGTGCAATAGCTGCTAAGATCATCGAAGAGAATATACATAAATACATAGTCACTAATAAATAAAAGCACCTGGAAGGGTGCTTATTTTATTTTCTAGGGAGTGACCGAGACCCATATTTTTGCCAGAACTAAGTCTAAATGCCTCTATTACCTCGCCAAGCTAGAGATAAATTTGATAATTACTTCTTAATATTGATGGATATATACTTATGGTTATAAACCATGCTGATGTCGTTGAATATATGTTCAAATGATATACTAATATACAACGACGACAGATTAAATTTTCATTCAATAAAGGCGCAGGAGATTTGTAGGTTTAGGTAGAAAGAGTTTAATAAGGAAATTAGATCCAATATAATCTCCAAAGCATTTACACACGACATATAGGTGATTAAATTCAATTGGGACTACATATGGAGGTGAAGCTGTGCATTGTCCATTTTGTGGAAACGAGGATACGAATATTCTCGATGCATGCCAGGTTGAAAAAGAAATGCTAGTTCGTAGGCGAAGGGAATATGGATGTTGGTTGTGTAGCTTTACTTTGAAAAGTTTCGGGATTACGTTGTTGTAAAAGAAGAACAGCGTGCTAGAACTGAATTATCAAATGTAGAGGGAGTTTTTTAATAAATGAAATATTCCTTTTGGGTTACTGTTTTAATGGTGATATTGGTCATATTTTTAGTATGGTCAGGTAAAGATCCTAATGGAATTTCCACAACTATTATCGTTGCTGTCTTGGGTTACTGGTTTCGTCAAAGTACAATTAATAACCAGTAGTTAATGAATAAAGCGGAGATGATTAGACTGTTTTAGGGGTATAAATTAAAATGAATCCTTGATATATAATGGTTTGGTTGCCGGGAGGGACTGGCGAGTATTTTACTTTTTAGTCCCTCCCCTTTGCTTATTATTATATTTGGTTGCTTAAAGTACGCTGATTGTACTGTTTTGGAGCCTCCTTAGAGGTTTTTTGGGATTAAATATTAATAAATAATGCCATAAGTAAATTGTTTTACTATGAACTGATTGGAATCAAAAGAAAAACACCTTTATTTTAGGTGTTTTTTGCTTTTAAGTACACTATTAATTATTTTTAATTTTACTTTGATGGTAAGATGTAATATATAAACATCTAACTTGTCGATTATTGTTATTTATTTGACTTCATTGTTTCATTATGATATTTTATGTTAAATAACTTGACATTGTGGAGGTTTAGATATGAAGAAACCTGATACGCAGATTTCTGTCTTCATGGGAACAGAACATGGTGTAGAAAATTATATATTAACAGATGAAGTTGAACAGGACGGTCATCATATTCAGGTTTACATGCCGAAGCCAAGTCCTGGTGAAACCATCGAAGATGTAAAACATCGATTAGATGACCAAATTGATTTCTTGATTAGTGAGGGAATGTTAAAATCGCTCCTGACACAGAAACTTATTACTGACAATGAGTATAAAGAGTGTCTAAAGGATATTAAATGTATTTATCTTTCAGAGAATTTTTAAATAGCTCCCTATCTTTTGTCGGGAAGATCAACGTTTGGGTCCGCAAAGAAAAAATTGAGTATGAAAGAAATCTAAAAAGTATAGATTGAGGTGGGTTAAATGAAGGTAAATATCACAAGAAGTTTTATATATGCTCCTAATAAAGTTAAGGAAGCAGTGAGATTATATAAAGAATTCGCGGCAATGGTTATATTGAGAGAGTTTAAGAAAGACAAAGAAGTCAAATAGACCATCCGTCAAATGATGTACCTTATTAGTTACTAATTTTTTACTAATGACTTTTGAAAAACCACAAATATTTGATTAGTAATGCTTTCTCAAAAACCATCATTTTTGGCAAAGAAAAATCCCTTCAAATGCAGTATTCATCAGCATCTCAAAGGATTTAATAGTAATAGTCAGTAATATAAACACAACTTTCAGGTTCTAGTGCTCGCAAGGGCATGGAGGTTCAAGTCCTCTCGACCGCACCATTACTGGATTCTAGAGGTAAATTGATAAATCAATTTGCCTTTTTTGTTTTTTCAAGGTATGCACTAGATTCGGCATATTCAGCTCTTAAGACCAGTCTATCGCCCTTATTACTACGCATCATTCAACCCCTGGGATCTCTTCTTTACATTTGCACACTCCGGACAACACCCTTTTTCAAGATAAGAAAAATAACTCTTTTTGCAACTTGGGCATTGTAAACGAGCTAGCTCAATCCTCGTTCTCTTAGCCATGCCCCCCTCCTTTTAACCAAAAACAAAAAGAGTCTACTCTGACCCTCGGGAAATGTTATTATGAATATTCGTGAATACTTATTTTCAACACGTGCCATACGTGTTACAATTATTACATAGAGAGGAGGTAACTCCTATGAAACCCCGGGAACTTGAGAACGTAATCAAAGCTGATGGATGAAAATACACTGATGCCAAAGGCTCACATCATCATTTTAAGCATCCATCAAAACCCGGAAAAGTGACAATCCCGTTTCATAATACAGACCTAAAAAATAAGACCGTAAACTCTATCCTAAAGCAAGCGGGACTGAAATAGCCTCCTTGCCTAGAGTTTATTATCAATATAGAAGTTAAAAATAATTAATTAGCAATAAAGGTGGTATAAGTAATGAAACTAATTTATCCGGCTTGCTTTTATCCTAGCGAAGATGGTTATACCATAGTGTTTCCTGATTTACCAGGATGCGTAACCGAAGGCGACACTTTAGCTGAGGCAATGGAAATGGCAATTGACGCAGCTTCCGGTTGGTTACTTGGTGAGGCTGAAGAAAATAAACAGTTACCCAAAGCATCTGACATTAAAAATGTGAAACCTGATGAATACGAGAACGGTTTTGTCAGCCTCATTGGCGTTGACTTAGATGAATACTCTCTAAAGCACGGAAATAGGGCAGTTAAAAAAACCCTTACAATCCCAGCCTGGTTAAACACTATTGCTGAAGAGAATAACGTAAATTTCTCACAGGTTCTTCAAAAAGCTTTAAAGGATCAACTTGAGATTCAGTAACAATAATTATAGAAAACAATAATTGAGCAGCCTTATTCGGCTGCTTTTTTATCGTCGACCCCGCACGATCTAAGTTATTTGTAGAAGCTAAGGGAGATGCTGCAGTGAGACAACTAATCGAAGAAAAGCTCCGTAAGACGAATTTGTAACCTTATTGGACAATCAGGCATAATATGTATTGTGGTGACGGCCATAGTAAACACATCCTTTCTAAAAGAGGAGAGCCTGGTGAAGCTCTCTTCTCCTACATTTTCCACAGTATCCACCTATATGTCTGCAGATCATACTTCAACTCAAACACTTTCATAATACCATCTACTTCTCTCTGACATCGAAAAATCTGCATGCGATTGCCGGTTATTTTTTCCTCAGTTGTATAGATAATCTGTTGAACTTTAATGACGAATCCATCATACATGCTTCTTCCTGGCATTAAAATAAGAGGCTGTACAGCCTCTCTAAATATCTTACGGATTTATTCGCTTTTGCCTTCCTTGAAACGGTCTATCAGGCCGATTAACATCAGAAGGTCTTTGTCGGGAAGACCGCGCATACCGTCAAGAGCTTTTTGAATCAGAATCGGTTCTGCCTCACTCTCATCGAAAAAGGCTTTCGGCGTGACATTCAGATACTCACAGATATACAAAAATTCTTCAATGGATGGCAAGGAGCGCCCCGCGATAATGTTTTGTATATAGCTTCTGCTGTGTCCCAGGTCAAGGCTCATTTTATATTCCGAAACGCCCTTTTTTAGGCGTAAATCCGTGATGCGCTTTCTGATAAACTCAACACCCAATATTCTCACCTCACTGTCATTAATTATCATTCTATACTTTTGACAGCAGTAATATTCACGCTGTTAGAGGTTTAATATATTGAATTATGCTTCTAAAAGTGTTAATATATCCTAAAATGCACTTGTGGAGGCGGCAGGTTGAATAAAAAGAAGCTGATAGTGGTGGAAAACGCCATCAAGGAAATCGCAAGACGTGACGGCGTTACCGTCGAATATGTAAAAATGCAAATGAAGATCGCTATGACGAACGGATTACGCAGTGCTGATCCAAGGGTGAAATCGTTTTGGGACAACATTTCGCGAGAAGGTAAGATTCCCACACCTGAAGAACTAATAATACATACCTCTGAACTTGTTAAAAAGCGGAAGTCCCATGAATGATCGCGGCCGAGAAGGGATTGATGTCCTTTTGAAAACAAGGGGCTACTGCTCTGAACTTTCTACATTCATTTTGCAGCAGTCCCTTCAACTATCGCAAACCCTCCTGCACCTGGGCCCGCTGCCTTACAGTCTCCCCGCTATTTTCCCGATCAGCCCGCTTACCTCACTCTTATACTTTTCATGAGCTTCCGGGTCCGTCGGGGCTAACTTAGTCAGTTCCTTCAGCAGCTCTTCGAATTCATTGGTTATATTGTTATAGAGAAAGCTGACTTTGCTGGCCGACAGCTTGATCCGGGCGATTTGATATCCTTTTCCAGGGCGGCGATTTTCCCAGCTGAAGCCTCGCCCTCCTTGGCTGAGTCCAGTTTCTCCTGTAACGTCTTGATGGTTAACTCTTTCGTGTGGATGGCCGCTTGGAGACCTGAGGCCTGTTTTCTCAACTTATTTCGTCAGGGGTGGAAACCGAGATGGTTGTTCGTTATCAGATCGGTATGACTGCCGACGGTTCCCCGGTATTCCGGCAAAAAAGCTTTTCCGGGCTGAAGATGGACGTGTCCGATGAGGATCTTTACGAAGCAGCAACCACATTATTCGATTTGCTGGAATACCCGTTGGTATCCGTAACCCGAAATAACCGCTTTGATCTGACAGAGGAATAGATCCCTGTTCAATCGATCATACGAG